CAACATTCGTGACATTAATAAGATGATGGACGAACCACCTAAACCACGTCATCCAGAAGCACCTTCCCCTGGTGATGAGGTTATGTACGTTGACCTATCCAGAGAAAAACTGGAAAGAATGTACGAAGGGGACTAGCACTCCCCTTTTTTTATGCTATAATACATCGAGAGGAGATTCCTTATGCACGGATCACTTGACCCAGACGAACGCATTATGACCAACCCAACAATCATTGAACAACTCAATACCATCGTAGAGAAACTGGGATGGGAAGAGGGAGATGAGATCTCTGTGGAGATTGGCGGCACTCAAGTCTCTGGTATCGATGTTGGTGAGGTCTACAATAAAAAATGGCAATCACCCATTGGCACTCGCAAGTACAACAAAGACGCTTTCATTATTATCAAGAACCAGGATCGTAGAGACTTGAGTAAGTCTGTGCCCAATCCTGATCTCAAAGCACATCATCACAAGACTGAGAAGGAACTTGCTGCCGAACTCAAGAAGTCTGATGATGCAAAAATGTATGATACCTACAGCAAATGATAGGACTCTATTCAGTATATAATCCTAGGGGTGAAAAGATTGCTGACTGTGGACAAGAAAGGGATGCAGTCAACCTTATCGCTGGTAGGAATCGTCGATGGGACGGCCACTACTATCAGTTCATCCCATTCCCTGGTGATATTGTTGATGTTGGTAAGACATATGAGTTGCCAACTGGAGACATTGTTGTTAATATGGACGGAGGTGTTGGAGGATCCTGGCATACTATTCCAACCCAACAAAAGTTGGAACCTTCTGACCTAAAAACATTCGACCCCTAAATAAATTTCAAACTATGTACGTCGTTTATTCAAGAGATGGCTGCCCATACTGCAGCAAAGTTGAACAAGTTCTCCAACTGGCAGAACTTCAACACGTTGTCTACAAACTTGGAAGAGACTTTGACCGACCAGAATTCTATGAGAAGTTTGGTCAGGGCACTACCTTCCCAAGAGTATTAAAAGATGACGTGCTCATTGGTGGATGCACCGAAACAGTTAAGTATCTCAGAGAACAGAAACTAGTCTAATGGAACAGAACCTCATCGACATCTACGATCTAATTGAACACGCAATCGACAATGCCTTTGAGGGACGACTGAACTTAAAGTTCTATGATTACTTGAAAGACACAAAGACAAAAAAGCATGAGATTGATGAGTTTCTTGATAGCACAACTATCACAGAACTCAACTCACTTATAAATGATCTAGAAGCATATCTGGAAGGTGGTTCAGACGATGTTCACAAACAATTGCGTGAGGGTTATGGTCATATTCCCAAACCACAGGCAAGGAAGATCAAAAATTATTTGAACAGCATCATTGACGATGCTAGGAGATATAGTAATGACCGAAGACCAGGACGCAAGAAGCGCACTAAATAAGTCAGAACCCCATAACATAAATCGGGGTGTGGAATTACTACTAAGAAATAGGAGGAGGATACCAGAGAAGCCCAAAACTTTCCAAGTGAAGTTTGGTAAGATGGTCTCTTTCTTCCGAAGAGAGATTGTATTCCATCTAAACTTCTACTTGGACATTAGAAAAAAATAGTCTGGAGTAGGAAGATGTTAGCAGTAACTCTCACGTTTGGAACATTGTTTTCCATAATGATGTTTTTTGTAGGAGGTGTGGTAGGATGGCTCGCAAAAGAGCATCAATTCCAAACACAACCAGTTTTTACACATCCAGAGATGTTCGATGAAAATGGGAACATCCTTCCCGATGAAATTTTAGCAGTACGATTTGAAAACGATTATGACTACGACGAAGAAGAAGACGACCAAACCTAGAGCAGCGACTAAGATCCCTGATCTTCCTCCCAATCCTTTTGTTTATGAAGTCTTGGAACTTGCATCAAAGCAACGTTCTGCTGCTAAGAAGGTAGAGGTGCTCAAGAAGTATGAGCATGATGCACTGAAGAGTATCTTTATCTTCAACTATGACGAGACTGTGATTAGTCTTCTTCCTCCTGGTGAGGTTCCTTATGGTGATGCAGAAGATCAATCTGTATACTCTGGAACTCTCTCTGAGAACATCGCTAAAGAAGCAAGGGGTGGAGAGTCTGCTACTGGACAAGATATGGATGGACGAGGCAAGACCTCTCTCCGTCGTGAGTGGCAGAATCTCTATCACTTTGTCAAAGGTGGTAATGATTCTCTTAACAGTATTCGTAGAGAGATGATGTTTATTAATCTTCTCCGTGGTCTCCATCCACTTGAGGCGGAAGTCCTCATCCTTATCAAGGACAAGGCACTAGAAACAAAATATAAGATTACACTTCAAAACGTGAAGGATGCATATCCTGATATTCAATGGGGAGGTCGCTCATGACAGCAGCTGTACAAGAACAGGAAGAACAAATGGCAGAGTTTGGCACAGGCAAACCGAATATCAATCCTTCGGACTATAGTTGTCAGATTCTGCAAGAGAAAACAACTCTTGAAGCAGCAAACGATAAGTCACTTCCTAATGATGCGAGGCTCATCTGGTATGTTGTAGATGGAGTAGAACATATTGATCTTACTCGCTGTAGAAAGACTGTAGAATTATTTGATATGTACTACGACAAGTATGGCAAAGGTGCAGTTCAGAAGATTGAATTTGGATATGGCACAGTCAATCCCAAGTTATGGGGATATAAAAAACCTGATGACAAGAAAAAGAAATGAGTGCAGGATTTAAAGGTTTCGCTGATGATCCAAATAAGGATGGTAACATCCGATTTAATATTAATGCAGACGAAATCGATAACATTATTAAGAGTTACAAAAAATTGAAGAAATATCAGAAGTCTTCAATGCACGAAATTGAAAAACTGTCAGGAAACAAAACCAGCATCGACAAACTAGTTGATGAATATGGTATGGATTCCGAAGCATTTGAATAAGTGCGTTGACAGATCTTTTAAATAGTACTATGATCTCAACATATAATTTCTAATCATGTATAAACCATACTCGCCAGAGTGGCACAGATATAGGTATCTGAAAGAGGCCATTGATAAGTATATTGATGATTATGTTGAGAACGATATTATTGTGAAAGATATTGTCAACATTATTGGTGAGCGTCAAGAGACCGCGCATAAAGAGTATCTTAAATTAGAAGATTTAGAACTTAGAATCCGAGAGTAACTTATGCTATCTACCCAATATAGACTCCGTTTAGAGTCCATTTGTCGGTGCATCGCAAATAAAGAAGAGGTCCCACTAGAGGACATGATCTGGGCAGAGAAACTTGCCAAGGCACATACACTTGCAAGAGACTGGTTGCAGAAGGCAAGACGCCAAGCATCCCAGGATATTCAAGAGGGTAGTATGGAAGATTTTATGAATAAGATGGGACTAGGAGACCCCGACCCATCTAATTACAAAACGGGGTTTGATGGTGCGGATGAGATTGTAGATTGGTTTCAAAGAGACAAACCTGATGATTGGAGGCAGCGTGACTAAATTTTTGATGTTTACAAAAGAATCTTGCGGTCCTTGTGGTCTGGTCAAGAAGTATATTACTGCTCTCAAGGATCCCCGCGAGAGTGTTATTGAAGAGGTCTATCTTGAAGACGTAAGTGATGTGCCTATTCCTGAAGAGAATCTTACACTCGCTAGGAAGTATGGTGTGACTGCTACTCCTGTTCTTGTTATTACTGATGGTGATGGAGAACTGTTAGAAACTTATATTGGTGGTCTGCCCATCACTCAAAACATTCGTAAGGTCTGGGATAAGTATGAAATTTGAAGAGATCACACCAGAGACTTACGAAAAGATGAATGAAGAGTTTGAAGAGGAAGGTCTTGCCTTCCGAATTATTGTTCCAACACAAGAAGAAATCGACAATTGGAGGAAACGTGATTGACAACACATGCGTAGTTTACACAAACGGATCACAAGAATGTGAGAGAGTATGTGCTCTACTTGAGCACATGGGAAGTAAATACCATGAATACCAACTCAACAAACACTTTACACAGAGAGCGTTTGAGGCAGAGTTTGGAGAGGGTGCTGAGTATCCTCAAGTTGCAATCGGTGCCAAGCACATTGGCAGTTTGAAAGAGGCCCTTCACTATATGGATGAGAAGGGTATGTTTTTGTAAATTGTATCACAAGTTACAAAAGAACTTGACTATATAGTTCAACGGGTTTATAATAGCCCATACGTTCATCCAACATGGTAACACTACTGTTGGCACTGACCTTAGCCCATCACGATCCGTCACCCTATGGGTGGCATATGTCTTGTGAAAGGTTCCTACAAAAAAGCGTTGAGATTCATTTAGACGCAGATTTAGACTTTAGGTCTAAACGAAATCTAATCCTGTATCTTAAATCTAAAGTAGACGGGGAGTGTAACACTGTGTTATCATAGGACGCAAGTAAGTCGCGGAACGGAGCGTTCATCCCATG